GTCGAATACCCATAAAAGGGAATAAATTATGAGTTTTAATTTACTTCGTAATAGTAGAGTTTTCTTTACTACTAATGTAGGAACTAGTGGTAGTCAAATTGGAGTAGTGCAAGCAGCAGGTTTTAACAGTACTAATACTAGAGAAATTCAGGTACTTGATGGCTTTGGATTTAGTCAGAATACTACTAGTGAAACTGTTACATTAAGCGAAACCGGTGCTGTGCCTGTGCGTGGACAGCGTACATTTAACACACAGTTAGATCCAGTTGATTTTAATATGACTACCTATATTCGTCCATTTAAGGATACTTCAGGTGGTACAGTTACAGGTTTTACTTGGGGAGCAACTACTGGAGCAGTTACCGCAGGTAGTGGTGGTAGCACTACACTACTTAGTGCATATCCAGCTAATATAGTAACTGCAAGTGCTGCAACGCAGGCTTTTGGCACAGATTTTGGAACAAATACTTTTATTTACGCCACATCAGCTCCTGCTGGTGGTAGAACAGCAACATTTGCACCTATTTTTGGAGCAGATTCGGCCACACCTAGTTATCAAAAATTAATAGGTATCTATCTAATAGATGGTGGTAGCGGATATACTGTGGCCCCTACAGTTACTATAGTTGATCCAGATAGTGGAGCAGAAGCAGTAGCACTACCAGTTGTAACTACTACAGTAAGTGCTGTTGGTGCTCCAGTAATTACTGCAGAAGAAAGCGTGTTGTGGAACGCATTTTTTACATCAAGCACAACAGGTGCTACTCAAGCATGGACAGAAACAACTACAGTAGCCACAGTAGTATCTAATCACAGCCAAGCACACCAATTAAAGCGTTTTGGACTAATTGTGGTTATGGATACGGCTTGTTTTGTTATTGATGATTGCGTATTAAATACTGCAACAGTTGATTTTGGCATCGACGCTATTGCTAGCGTTGCTTGGGCAGGTCAAGGAAAAGCAATTAGACAGATTAATGCACCAGGCTTAGGCACAGCCGGTACATTTACAGCTAGTGGATTAGGTGCACCAACAATTAGTGGTAACTATAAACCAAAAACTACTACAGCTGCTTTTATTGCTAACAAACTAAGTACTTTCTCGTTATTTGCTGGATTAGGCTCTCCTGGAACACCTCCAGCGCCTACAAGTTATTATAACTTACCACTTACCGGCGGAAATTTAACACTAAGTAATAATGTTAGTTATTTAACACCAGCTAACTTAGGTATTGTTAATACTCCTGTTACTTACTTTGCAGGTACACGAGCAATTAGCGGCAATGTTACAGCATATTTACGTAGCGGCGGAGCTACTGGTGCCAACGATACTGATGATCCTACAACTGGACGCAAACAAACAGCTCAGTTGCTAGGAGATTTATTAGCAGGTAGTAGTACTACAGTTGATCCTAGATTTTATATGAAGCTAACAATTGGCGGTACTACTGCAGATGATCGTGTAGAAATAGAAATGCCTGGTGTTGTGTTAACAATTCCTACTATTTCCACAGAACAGGTTATTAGTACAAGTATTAACTTTACAGCACAGGGTACTGATACAATTGCTGGTGTACGTAACTTTGATCTTGAGGAAGCAAACGAAATTAACGTTAAGTACTACGCAGGATAATTTTTTATCAACCAAGACCGGCAACGCCGGTCTTACTAACCAAGTATAACAATGGCAGAACTCAGTTTAAAAACCCTATTAGTCCCATCAAAAAGTATTGAAGTAGAGTATCCTGGTATGCCAGGATTTAAAATTAGCTTGGCTTTTTTAAGCCGCGAAACTCTTGTAAATATTCGTAAAAAAGCTACAAAAACTACATTTAAAAATCGTCAACCACACGAAGAATTAAATGACGAATTGTTTTTACAACTATATGTAGAAAATGCAGTAAAAGGCTGGACAGGTTTAAAGATTAAATACTTAGAACAACTAGCCCCAGTAGATGTAAGTAAACTAGATCCAGAAGACGAGCTAAACTATACTAGTGAGAACGCATTATACTTAATGAGGAATTCCAACGATTTTGACAGCTTTATTAGTGAACAAGTTGGTGACTTGGGAAACTTTTCCAAGAACAGCTCGAAGGAGTCGAGAGTCAACTAAATAACTACTTTCAAAATCAACAACTTGGCATGACACGCGAACGTTACCTAGAAATATGTGAAATGATGGGTAATGATCCTATAGACAGTGAAATGCCGGTAGAATTTGAAGACTTTCCTATAGACGTGCAGCAAGCAATTCTTGTATATCGCATGTTAAAAGATGAATGGGAAGGTTTTAATGGTTTATATTTAGGCAAAAGCTTTATAGGTTTAACTGAAATATTAGACTATATGGAAATTGATTTAGAAGATAGAAAATTAATAGTTCAGTTAATAAAACTAATAGATTCTGCAAGAGCCGAATTAATTAATAAACGAGATCAAAAGCCCGCTAGCAGTTAAACAGCGGGCTTTTTTATTGCAAAAAAATTTGTATTTGACATTTTAAAACCCTTGTGATATACTTGGTGTAATCTCGCATAAAATATTATGCAACTAGAAAAATTCACCTGGAGCTACTATGGCAGGTAATCGTATTGACGTAAATCTTAGTGTGCAGGACCAAAATAACACGATACAAAGCCGCACTAATGATGCTAAAAAATTAAACGAACAGCTAGAGCGTTCACAGAACTTAATGCAAGGTACTAAAACTGGCAGCGCTGCTATGCGTCGTGCTGGTATTGATCCTATGTATGGAGCTGCCGTAGGCGACTATAATCGTGCTCGTGGAGCAGCAGGTGGTGGAGGTGCTAGTGCTCGTGACTTTGCAGATCAAGCCCGTGGTTTAGGTGGCTTGGTTAGATTATACGCTACTTGGGCGGCAAATATATTTGCTGTTTCATCTGCTTTTGGTGTGCTACGTGATGCAATGCAAACCGAAACAATGATTCGCAGTTTAGATCAACTAGGTGCGGCTAGTGGCACAGCTATGGGTGCACTAGCTAAACAGTTTGCAGAAGTAAGCGGTGGAGCTATTAGTTTACGCGAATCTATGGAAGCTACTGCTAAAGCTATAAGTAGCGGCATGACACGTGAACAGTTTATGCAACTAGGAGAAGTAGCTAAAGGAGCTTCGCAAGCCTTAGGCTTAAATATGAGCGATGCTGTTAGTAGACTTACACGAGGCATTACAAAATTAGAGCCGGAACTACTAGACGAACTAGGTTTGTTTACTAAAGTTGGTAAAGCGGCCGAAGACTATGCTCGTAAAGTTGGTAAGACCGAAGCGCAACTAACAGATTTTGAACGCCGCCAAGCATTTGCTAATGCTGTACTTAAAGAAGGCAGAGATAAATTTAGTGAGATCGCACAAGAAGGCAATCCTTACGATAAATTGCTAGCACAGCTAAAAAATGTGGCACAAGATATACTAACAGTTGTAAATTCGATAATAGCTCCTATAGCTAAACTACTAGCAGACAATACCGGACTAATAACAGCAGCCATTGGTTTAGCAGCTTTTAAAATTACTAAAACAGCACTACCAGCACTAGGGCAATGGCGTGAGGGCCTTAAAGCAGCAGCAGAAGACGCAGCTGAAAAAGCCACACGAATTAATAGAAGTTTTCAAGAAGCTTTTTCAGCTAAACAAGAAAGAGCCCTAGGAATTCCTGCCTTAGAAGAAAACTTAAATAAAGCTAAACAACAGCTTAAACAAGCACAACAAGAATTACTGGGTGCTAGTGGTGGTATGGATAAGCGAGTTGCCGGCAGTAAGTGGTTTGGTAAAGCAACTAGTGAAGATGTTGCTAATGAAAAAAGTATAGCTAAGCTGCAAGAAACTAGTGCAAAATTTGCTCAAAGCGAATCTGCCGATAAACAAAAAATTGCTGTAGCTATGGATAAAGTAGCTGCTGCACAAAAATTAGTGCTAGAGCGTAGTCAGGCATTAGCCAGCGTAGATGAAACTTTACAAGAAGGATTACAAAAACGTGCACGAGTTCTGTCAGAATTGTGGCAACGAGAAGAAATAAGAGATCAAGCTCGTAGCAAGGCAGCTAGACTTCGTATATTAAGTGAAGTAACTGGTGATGTAGAGGCCAAAGGCTTCCTTAGTGGTATTAAAGAATTATATGGTAAAGCACAAGCAGACCAAGACATTGGCAGACTAGGTAAATTTGTAACAGTAGTGCAAGGTAGTATGGTAGCCGCCGCTAGTGCAATTAGTATACTTGGTCAGAGTTTAAGTAGAGCTTTTGTAGCATTAGAAATAGCTACTGCTACATTTTTAATACTAGATACGTTATTTAGTAAAAACAAGAAAGCTGTGCAAGAGTTTGACAGTGCAATACAATCACTAGAAGAATCTACTAAAACTGCTACTATGGTAGCAGAAAAATATAAAGGTGCATTGACTATTGATAGTATTAATGCATTTGCTAATAGTTTAGACGGCATATCTGATAGCTTAGATAGGGTAAATAAAGGATTTGCTAAATCTGAAGAAATGAGCAGTTGGATTGACAAAGTAAAAGATTTTTTATCTGTTTTTTGGGGTGGACAAAGATCTAAAAAACTAGCTGAAAATTTAGTTGACAGTGTAACAAGCGCACTTCAAACTATGCCTGTTAATATGCGTGGAGCATTAGAAGAAAGATTAGGAAAAGTATTAGATACTACAGACTTGTCCGAGGAAGGACTTACAGAAAAATTAAAAAGTCTAACTACTAGCTTACGAGATAAAGACTTGCTAGAACTTAGTCGAGCTGTACAAGAAGTTATCAATAATAGTAAAAAAGGCGTAAAAGAGGCACAAGCAGTTACCCAAGATGTGCGCGAAACTGCTAAAGCAACAGAAACGGCATTTCAAAATTTAGCTAATGCTACCAAAGATAATAGTCCACTAACAGTATTTTTAGGTAATACTGTTAAACAAGCTGCAGCACTTAAAAAAGCTTTAAATGATGCAGTTGGTGCTCGCGGAGCTATGGACGAATTAAGTAAAAAAGGCGGGCTAGAATTTTTAGACCCTGGCACAGCCTTATCATTAGCGCCATTAGTTGCTGAGTACAAGGATTTAACAGCTCAATCAGATACTTATAACAAGACATTGGCTAGTAGTGAACTAAAGTTAAAACAATTGCAAAAAGAATTGGCAAGCGGACCACTAAGTGCTAGTGATGAACAGTTAAAAAGATCACAATTAGCACAGTTGCCAGAAATTATAGAAGATGCCAAATCTAAATTAGGCGGTCTTAATAGTAGAATGGAAGAAATTTCTGCTACAGCTCGCAAATTGATTCAAGATAGTGTAAATAAACAAATAGACGCAAGTTTAGCTAATTTTAAACTAAGACTGCAACAGTTATCAGTTCAACAACAACAATTTATAGTTGGTACATACAGAGAGCAAACAGTAGAAACAGCCAGACGCCAAACTGAACTAGCTATACAAGCTATAGACGTTCAAAATAAAATAGCTGATGGAAACGTAAAACTTGTACTAGGCATTGAACTGTTAAGATTACAGGTTCAGCGAGATGCAGATCTTAGAGAGTTACAGTTTTATAAAGATGCACAAGACCGAGGCAATCAGTTAGAGTCTGCGGTAGAAGAAAGACAGGGAGAGTTGCAAAAACGTGTTGTTAGAACAGGTGAAGTAGAAAAAGCAGTTGCATCTTTTAATGTTACTAAACTAAGTGAGCTTGCTAAACAAGACCCAACTTTAATAAGTTTAATAGATCAAATAAAAGGCATAAGTTTAAATAAGATTGCCGCTAATAATCAAAAAGAGCAAGAAAGATTAAAAGGGGCTATCACAGACACAACATTAACTACCAGAGATATTGTAGAAGGCCTACAACGACGAGCCGATAGTATAACTAGAGAAATTAGTGAGTTTACAGATCAAGGACCCGGCGGTCAACAAGCTAGATTTACACTTACTAAAAGTTTAGAAGATTTAAATAAGCAAATAGCCTTAGAAAAATATAAGGGAGAACTAAAAGCTGCTAGTCAAACTTTTGAGGTAGAAAGTAAGGGAAAAACAGGTGTTGAGCTGGCAAAAGCTGAATCAACGTATAACTCACAAGTTAAAAGGCAGTCTGAGATATACAGGGAAGCAATAGCAAAAATAGAATCAGATAGCAGAAAGATGTTATCTGAACTAGCTGGCAAGGGTGAAGAAGCTCTGCGAAATTTAAATCTTACTGAGGTTAATAGATTTTTAGACCAAGCCACTGCTATACAAGAAAGAACACAGCAAGCAGATGCAGCCAGTATAAGATCGCTAGAACAACAACTAGATTTTGAAAAACAAAAATTAGATTATAAAAATAGCACAGGTCAATTAACTGAAGAAGAATATAGATTAAATAACTTACGCTTGCAACAAATAGGTAATGAATTAGCACTACAAAAATCTATACGTCAAGCTATGGATGGTAGAGATACTGCCGCATTAAAACTATTAAGAGACATGGCTAATGCTCCTGGAGCTGACACTGAATTTGGTCCAGTATCGCCAGCAGGGCAACCAAGTTTTATGGATGCCGGTGCTGCTATTGGTCAAACATATACTGATGCTGTTGGTGGCGCTGTTACTCTATATAATCAGCAAACAAAAATAGTAGATTTAAATACTACTATAACAGATAGCGCTAAAAAATTAGGAGATACTTGGAGCCAGCAATTTAGTAAAATGGCAGATTCAATGATGTCATTTATACAAACAGGCAAATTTAGTTTTAAAGATTTTATGAATAGTATGCTTACAGATTTCCTTAGAACAATGTTGCAAATGCAAATGCAAAATTTTGCTAAGAGTTTATTTGGTGGAAGCACCTCAGTAGGAGCAAGTTTAGCATCATTTTTTGGCTTTAGTGCTATGGGTAATGCTTTTAATAATCAAGGTATTATGGGATATGCCAACGGTGGAACCTTTACTAACAGTATAGTTAACCAACCTACATTATTTAAAGCGGCTAAAGGTTTAGGAGTAATGGGAGAAGCAGGCCCAGAAGCCATTATGCCCCTAAAACGCGATAGTAATGGCAATTTAGGAGTTAGTGGAAATCAAGGAAATGTAGCCATAGTAGTTAATAACTACAGTCCAGAAAAAGCAACTGCCAAAGAAACAACTGATGGCAGAGGTAATCGTCGTATTGAAGTTACTGTTGGTGATATGGTTGCTGGGGAACTAAGCCGTACTAATAGCAATTTACAAAAAAGTTTTACTAATACATTTGGTATAACTTCAATGGTAGGAAGGAGATAGTATGGCAAATGTACCTTGGCCAACAGACTTACCTCAAAGTCCACAAAAAGACTTTACAGAAACTATAGGCGTAAATATTATCCGTTCTACTATGGATGCAGGGCCGGCAAAACAACGACGACGTAGCCGCCGGCCTACTACTATGACACTTAGTTTTATTATGACCACACAACAAACTACAACATTAGAAAATTTTGTAAATAATACGCTGCTAGGTGTAAAACGATTTAATTTTACTCATCCTAGATTAGGCACAACTGTTGAGTGTCGTCTAGTTCCACAAGGTGACGGACAATTTTTTACACTACAATATCGTGCGCCTGGTTACTGGCAAACTAATTTACAATTTGAAATATTACCATGAGTAGACTAAATAGTTTATCTGCTGCAGCAATTCGTGCAATGTTTTCATCGGAAACAGATGCACAAGTAATTACATTAATAACCATTAAAGATCCTACCGGCGGAAATGATGACGTTAGATTAGCAGATACTTTTACAGGCAGATTAACAGGAACTACACTTGGTTGGTCCACTCAAGAATTAGAAACACTAGAAGGTTACACCGATGATGCTGAAGTTATTTACGGTGTAACATTTGCAGGTATTGAGTACTGGTTTGTGCCAATGCAAATTAATTTGCCGGAAGAACAAGATACCGGCGTAGGAAACATAAGTATTACAATTAATTATGTAACGCAAGAAGCCATAGCACTTATTAGAAAATACTTAACTAAGCCTACAGAAGTAACTATAAGCATTGTACTTTCTAGCAATCTAACCGGTCCCAACCCAGAAGCACAATTTTCAAGATTTTATATAGTAGGTGCTACCTATAGTGCCGAAAGTATAGAACTACAGCTAGAAATGATTAATTTTACCAGAGAACCTTTCCCTAGCTTTACATTTTCACCATTATATTTTCCGGGATTATTTTAATGGATTATAATAAATATATTGGTTTACCTTACCAAGAAAACGGTAGAAACGAACAAGGTATAGATTGCTGGGGATTAGCAAGACTATTTTATAAAAATGAATTAAACATTGATTTACCTAGCTATAGCGAATTATATGATGGCAGCTACGACCCTAAGGCTGTAGCTGCCATTAGTTATTATAAAGATAGCTGGACTAAGGTAACCAATCCTGAAATTGGAGACCTTTGTTTATTTCGCATAATGAATGAGCTTAGCCATGTTGGTGTATACATTGGTAATAGCAAATTTTTACATAGTCGTGACGGTAAAGACAGTGTAATAGAGTCTATTAATAGCCCTATGTGGTTTAGCAGACTAGAAGGATTTTATCGTTATACTGAAAAAGCGGCTCTACCAATAGTTGGCAGCCCACACCCACTATACTGGAGTAGAGCAGTAGAATTTGCTACGCCTGGTACTAATTGCCAGGCTTTTGCAAATTATATTACTACAAAATATAATTTAAGTATAGAATTTAGTAATCAACTAATACTAACTATTAATGGTGTAGTTATACCCAAGGAAAAATGGTCTACTACTTATTTTGAAAAAGATCAAATAGTTAACTATAAAATTGTAGCACAAGGTCGTAGAGGGGTACGCACTGTTGCTATGATAGCTATTATGATAGCAGCTTATTACTTTGGTGGACCGCTTGCTACAGAACTTTTTGGTACTGCTGAAGCTGCAACTATAGGTGGCATGGATGTGGCTGTTGTAAGCGCATCTGCAGGAGCAAAGTTTGCTACTACTATGGCTATACAGTTTGCTGGTATGGCACTTGTAAATGCAGCGTTTCCTATTAGGCCACCAAAAGATCCTGGGCAAGCTATACCTACCAATATGTTTGCAGGAACACAAAATCAAGCTAATCCATTTGGTGCAATACCAGTAGTATTAGGTAAAACTCGCGTAACAGGATTATTAGGTGCCACACCCTATCTAGAGACTTTAACTACTACAAGTTTATTGCATCTAATAATTATTTGGGGATTTGGTCCGCTATGGATTGATCAAGATAGTATATCTGTAGGCAGTACAAAAGTTAGTAGCTTATATCAAGATACTACTAAAACAGGTAGAAATATACAGCTAACCCTTAGTGGCAGCGACAGTGAAACAGCTAGCGAAACTGAAGCATTTAATAATTATTATCCTAGCGACGTACAGCAACTGCCGACAAATCCAGTAGAATTAATTAATAACTCTACTACTGGAAACCCGTGGACAACTGTTACATTTTCACAACCAGCAACAAATATTAAAGTAGCTATTAATTTTCCAGAAGGTTTACGAATGGTAAATACGGAAAGTGGTAATAGTTATGCACACAAAATAAGATTTGCAATAGCTTGTTATCCTAGTAGTTTTAATACACCAGGAGCAGAAACAGATATTACGCCTACACAAAATGATCTTAGGTACAGTTTAGCTGTTGCAAAAACTTTTAACTTACAAGCGCCAGGAAATATTACTTATTCCTTTGGAGATAATCAAAGTAGTGTCTATGAGTTATATAGAAAGTATGTATTTGCACTACAAGCAAATGGTAGTGTAGAGTTATTTGCTGGAAGCGTTTCCGATATTAGAAATAGCCAACCGTCTAGTGGTTTAAAATCAGCTATGGAAGCCACAAGCTATAGTTATTTAGTAAATCAAAGTAACGATTATAACTATACTCCACAAGTACCCACTGGTTTTATAAAACTATATGAAATTGAGCTAGGTCCTAGCGGTTTTTATTATCAAAACGCATTTACTTATACTAGTTATACAAAAACTGGTTTAACTATAGCAGTAACACCAGAAGTTGTAAATACTGAAACTACCGGCAATAAACTAGTTACAATATCTAGCGGCAGTATTACAACAGATATTAGTAACACTAGTACTACGGAAATCGACAGTTTAATATTTAGTGCAAAGTCTCATTTACCAAACAGAGTTTCTGTTACTAGCAGTACTTGGGCAAATGAATTTTTACGTAATGATGCTGTGTGGAGTAGTACAAGCCCACAATCACATGATTATATAGATTCTACAACGCGTTCATTTCCAAATGACGGATATTATACTATAGACTTAGCGGCCGATAATTGGGCAAGCCTATATATTGATAATGTTCTAGTAGCTACTACTGCCCAATCATTTAAAAATGATGAAGAAGGCGGGGTGCCATTTGGAGCAGTAAGAAGTCAAGTATATCTTGAACGCGGCACAAAAACTATTAGGGTTGAGGCAAAAAACAGAACTGGTGATGGCACTAATCCAAGTTTAACCGCTAGTAATCGCGGAGTAGCGTGTACTATTAGATTTGTTTGGGATGGTGTCGATAACATTAACCCAAATAGAGGCTGGGAAATTGTAGAATTAGAGCGAAATGAAAAAGATGGCTTTAACTTTATCTATGATTTTGTAGATAAACCTAGAAATACTTATACTGTTCGTATAAAACGACTAACCGCAGATAATACTAGTTCAGGAAAAACTCAATTTGCTCATAAAGCCTATCTATATGCAGTTACAGCTACAGACACTAGCACACCACCATTAAATGCGCTACCAGTTAGAGGTAATAATAAACGTAACTTGGCCAGAACAGCAATAGTTGTTCAAAGTACTAATAAAGTCAATGGCACTTTAGAGGGAGTTAATGCATTAGTACAAACTATAGCTAAGGATTGGAACGGTACATCCTGGGTTAGTAGACAAACTAGCAATCCTGCCAGTTTGTTTATACATGTATTACAACATACTGCAAATGCTTATCCAATTAGTGATAGTGAAATAGACTGGGATAAGTTTGTAGAGTGGCATCAATTTTGTAATCTAACTACTGCTACCAAACCAAAGTTTGAATACAATAATGTATTAAATAGTACTCAAAGCTTAATGGAAGTTTTACGCGATATAGCTGCTGCAGGCATGGCTAGTCCAACATTTATCAATGGTAAGTGGAGTGTAGTAATAGATAAAGCTAGAAGTTATACTGTACAGCATTTTACACCGCATAATAGTTGGGGATTTACTAGCACCAAAAATTTAGTGTTTATACCAGACGCTTTTAGAGTTAGTTTTCCAAACGAACAAAAAGCTTATCAAGCTGATGAAATAATTGTATATAACTATGGTTACGGCGAATATAATGGATATATAGTAAATGCTAATGGCTTTGTTAACGGCAATACTTATAAAATTACTTATCTAGGAACTACTAACTGGAACGCTATAGGATATATAGGAACACCTAGAATTGGTGAAACATTTGTAAAAAATAACACAGCTGCAACAGGTACAGGCAGAGCATTTAGCACTGCTACTCATTCACTAGGAGTATCTAGATATGTTGTAGCAGCTGAAAAATTTGAACAAATTAATTTACCTGGTGTTACAAATCCTGATCAAATTAGATATTTTGCTCGCTGGCACCTGGCACAGTTAAAGTTAAGGCCAGAAGTATATACAATAAATGTAGACTTTGAGTATTTGGTGTGCACCAGAGGCGATTTAGTAAAAGTAACACACGATATACCGCTGTGGGGAGCGGGCTCGGCACGTATTAAATCTATTAGTGGTAGTACAATTACACTTACAGAACCTATATTATTAAATAGTGCAAAATTATATAGCGTACTAATTAGAACGAACAATAAAGATGCGCAAAATAATGAAATCGTTAGTATAAGCAGAGATATAAACAGTGTTTTGTCTAGTAACTACTACGACACTATAACTATTAGCAGCGGTAATTTAACTGGTGCTGAAGTAGATAATTTAATAATGATTGGTGAACGTCAAAAAGTTACACAAGATTTAATAGTTTTGTCTATTCAACCTAGTAACAATTTAAGCGCAACAATTACACTAACAGATTATAGTCCAGAAATATATACCAAAGATTTAGATAACGAAAATGTAGCTTTTAATGCTAATATATCATTGGAAAACATAGATATAGTAAAAAACACTATAACTGATGTACCAAAAATAGTTGATATAGTTACTACTGGTGGTTTAAGTGAACAAATATCTAGCGGAACTTTTATAAATACTACAGTAATTACATTTGCTAATCCAAGCGAATTAAGTAAATCTGCTACAACAATTGAAGTAGAGGTTATACCTGCAGATAGTTTATTTGATTCCGATACACCTAAAAATCCATACTACACTGATAAACAATCAAGCAGTATAATTATTAGAGGTTTAACAACCAATGGATTATATAAAACAAGAGCTAGATATACTAACAATGAGCATGATATATTTGGACCGTGGTGCAAGGAATATGGCTTTCAAGCTGTAGGTAGAAATACAAATCCTTTTAAGCCAGATGACGTAAGTATAACATTTCAAGATACCTTTATATACGTAAAAGCAGTACTAACAGGAACTAATAGTGAGCCTAGTGATTTCGAAACTTATGAGTTTAGAATATATAAAACCACTGATACTGGTACAGCCGATTTCTGGTCTGTAGTTGACACTGCCAATATTTTAATTGCTAGAAGTAAAACACAGGCGATATTTAATTTACTAGATTTTAAACCAACTGTAACAAATAAAGTTATTTCAGCATCAGGAATAAATTATAGAATAGCTTGCCGAGCTATTAATAGAACAGGTAACTATAGTTCTAGTAGTGCTCTAGGTTCAATTTTGATAAAAACAATTCAGTAGGAATTTTAATATGGCATTAAGAATAAATCCTGGTTATAAGTCATTAAATTTATATTTTGACCAGCCAACTAATGCATATAACGTAGATGATATAGATACCGGTACAGGTATACAAGTGGTTCAAAATGATGTTCGTAGTGATCTACAAGGTGTAAAAATATGGATAAGAGCAACTAGCTGGGAAGGGGCGCAGCCAGTTGCTGACGAGCTATACTATGATGGACCATTTCAGGGACAACTAATAATTGATAAATTAAAAGCCGCAGATACAGATTTATTACAAGATAATAAAACTTATTATATTAAATATGCTTTTATTAGTAAGCTTCAACCGTCAGAATACACTATACTACCTGTAACAATTAATAATGTTCCTACTGAATTAGATCCCAAAACATTAGATGTTTCACTGCCTATACAAGGTTATTTAACACGTGACCCTATTGAAATACCTACAGATGAAAATGGTAATAACCCAACATTTACAGATGCCACAGGACAATTTAAAGTATTTAGATATAGTGAAGACATAACTACCAGTGGTCAAGTAACTTTTGCAGTAAAAACTGTTGAGGTTACCGATCCAATTACTGGCAACATCGACGTTGTAGAGGTAACTACTGGTGAGGCAGAGGGTACTATTGATGAAGATGGTAACTATGAAATTACAGCTATTACTGATTTAACAGGAACTATAGTTTTTACGGCAACTTGGACTAATCCTACTGATGTTACTAATAAGATAACTATTGAAAAAGTACTAAATATTGGAAAACGAAGACCTGGCCAAACAGCCCCGCTAGTAGCTATAACAGCATCTCCTGGATTAGCATTTGCACTTGTAGAAAATACTGCTGGAGCTACAATTTATCCTCAGGATGGCATTGTTTTAAGTGCATCTACTTCTAATATTCCTGGACAAATAGAGTTTACTTGGACATATGATCCAGGTGGAGCAAATCTGCCTATTCCTATTAAGGGCACAGGCTTAGGGTATACAAACGGATACCTGAATAATACCAGTTTAAATACAGATGAAAGCGAATTAACAGTTTTACCAGCCTTTTTTAGTGGAATGACTCCTCCAATAGGTAAAGTTTTTAAAGTAGTAGCAGAAAGCACTATAGTTGGTAATGATGTTACAGCTTTTGATTTATTTAGTATTTACTACTTAAAACAAGGCAGCGATGCTGTATATATGGGTTTAGAAAATGAAAATCAAACTGTAACTGTTAACAAAAACAATCAATATATTGGCACACAACCTATAATAGAAAGTCAAGCACTAATAGTAGAAGGCATAAATTTTGTACCAGCAAATAGAATTCAATATAGCATAGATTCTCAAGACGGTTTTGATGATACACTACAAATTAATAATGAGGATGATAGTCCAATTGATGGTAAACCAAAGGGGTATATACAAGCTACTGCTATAGAAGCAACAAAAGCTTATGGTATTATAAAAGCTGTAGTTGCAGGCAAAACATTTTTGCGAACACTAACGGTTAATAGAGTTAAAGACGGCACTGATGCTACTAATATTGACGCTCAATTAACAAACGATTTTCGTATTATTCCAACCTTACCAGATGGAACAGGTGGAAATTACCTTGGAGCTAGTACTACAATAGAAGTATATGATAATGGTGTACTACAAACATCAGGATATACTTTTTATGTTAGTGAATTAGCAGGAGGTATTTCTTATACAAATATTAATACTACGCCACGTACTGGTACAGGCTTAATAAATGGTAGTTTAACTGCTGTAGATGGTAGAGCTACTGTATATGTGGTAAGTATGACCAGCGATAGCGGTTATGTAGATATTACAGCTAAAAAGACAGATGATGGACAGTTATTTACTGAAAGGTTTAACTTAAGCAAAAATAAAGACGGCGACGCTGCCGTAGTATATGAACTACGTAGTAATACTAATGCTATAACTAAAGCAAGTGCTGATTATTTAACAGATGGTGCTCATACTCCGTCTACAATTAATTTTAAAGTTTATAAAATTAAGGGTAACGAAGCACCAGTAGAATTTGGCGGAGAGCCACTATACTATGCGCTGTGGAATAGTCCTAGTCAATCGGAACCTACTACTTATACAATAGTGCCGGCAGGCGGCAATTTACCTGCTGTTACGCTTGCTAATAACAGTGACGTTACTAGTGTAAATGCTAAATTAATGTATAAAACAGGTACGTCGTCCTATACGTTACTTGATAAGGAACAAATAGGTGTAGTTTATAAAGGGTCTAGTGGTCAAGCTGCGGTTACCTCTTATGCTTTTATCCGCACCGATAGCAATCCTCCAAGTACACCTATTGGCGGCAGTTATTCTGATCCAAATCCTACAGGACCTGCAAATGCTGGTGGTACTGGTATTACATGGAGTGATGGAATTCCTGCTGATAATGGCAAACCGCTATGGGTAAGTATACGAACTTTTACTAGTGATGGATTATCTCCACAAGATGCAACCTGGGGTACTCCTTCTAAAGTAGCTGCACCAAGTCAAAGTGCTAGATTTGAATTTAGCCCTAATGGTAGTACTGATTGGTCAACAACACCTAGACCTACAGATCAATACGTTAAATTATTAGTAAGTACTGATAACGGCTTAACCTTTGTACAAAGCGGTAATGTTATAAAAATTAAGGGTGAAAACGGATCACCAGGATCAAGTGTAGATATTGTATTTAAGCGAAGCCCTACAGTACTAGGCCTTAGTGATAAGCCAGCTAACTCAACAACTAGTCCTCCAGCAGGTTGGGTTAGTACTGTAGCAGAAACAACCGGATTAAACCCACTATATTCTAGTACAGGGTATAAAAGCGGCACTACTTGGACGTGGAATGTTCCTGTGCGCGTAGAAGGTCAGCCTGGCACAGATGGACAAACAGTTGCAGAAATTAGTGTATTTACTAGAGTTGCTAGTAATGTTATATCAATTTCTACTCCTGCTGGCGGTGTTTATAGTTTTACAAGTAAAAGTATAACCACTGTACCTACAAGTTATGGTGTTACTTGGTATTCTTCTATTCCTGCTGGAACAGATCCTATTTGGGAAAGTAGAGCTGTAGCAGTTGGACAAGCAACCGGAAATAATACAAATACATTAACTTGGTCAACACCAATAAAAACAGCCGAAAATGGTTCCCCAGGTTCTCCTGCTAGAGGCGTTGATATAAGTGGTGGACTTGCAATTAAATATAATAGTACTACTGGTTATACGCCAGCAAGTCTAACTTTAACTGCATTACCACAAAATATTACACCAACTACTTATACTTGGTCAAGTCCAAATGGTACGGCTAGTTTTAGTCCATCAAATGGTGCTACTACTATAATGACTCCTGCTAATACTAGTTCAATACAAGTTAAAGTAGTTGTTAGTGATGGAACCAATACTGCTGAAAAAACCATTACAATAGCTGTAACTAGTGATGGTGTTCTAGGGCCTACAGGACCCACAGGTTCAGCAGCCAAAGGTTTAGATATTCTAGGCGCCACAACAGGTAGTTTTAAATTATCTGGTACTACTTATAGTCCAGCTAACACAGGTACATTAACAGCTAATCCGCAAAATTTAGTTAGTCCTAGCTATACCTGGACAGTAAGTGGGGGCACATTTTCAGGAGGTGTAACAACAAACTATAGTGCTAGTGTAACGGCAATACCTAATACTAACTCTACTATGACAATAACACTTACTGCTTTGTCCGAGGGAGTGTACTATAATAAGACTATATATTATAGTATAAACAGTGACGGCACAGGCGTTGATGGTCGTAGAACTGCTACGGGTGTAGTTTATAAAACTAGTCCTACTACTGACGACAATATCCCAGCAGGCCCAAGCGCTAGTGGTTTTACGTTTACTACTGGAACGTTTTTAGGTTTAGACGGTAATTGGAGTAAAAACGCACCAATATTTCAAGCAAATAATAGTTATAGGTATTGGGTAGCTACATTTACAGCAGTGGAAAATACTAGTGGATCTAATACTAGTAACGGAAGTAACCTAACTTTTGGCACGCCTAGTAAAGCTATAGGATTCAGCGGATTAGTCACATTTAGTAGTAGTACACAAGTAACCGACGGTACTAATACTATTTCTGCATTTAGTAGATCAACACAGATTAATGGCGACCAGATAATTACTGGCACAATTACTGCTGATAGACTACAACTGGGACAAAATGTAGGTGCAAGCAGAATTGTATTAACGGATCAAAAAATAGAAGTTTATGAAGGCAATGTTTTGCGAGTTAGAATAGGAAATCTTGCATAATGGCTTATGGAATAGAAGTTTATAGAAATCCCGGATACCCAACATTGATTGATACAATGTTGGGAGGCAGGGTATTTGTAGAATTGTTGCAACTTAGTCCTTATGCCGGTAATCCGGGCAATATAAGTGTAGGATCATCTTCAAGTTTAACATATACTAATATACCAGGAGCACAATACCTAAAATACTATACTCTTGAGGCTGGACCTTATAGTATTACTACAAGTACAAATGGTTCAGGTCAAGCAGTGCTAACTTTTACTAGGTTAACCAGTAGAATAACTCTTGGTGGTGGCGAAACTACTACTATAGCAATATTTGCTACTAAATTAAGTGATCCAACTTATGGAATGTTAGTTACAAATGCTAACGGCGATAGATTAGTTTCTACTAACTATGTTACGCCTGTATTTGTAGGCAGAGTAACTTTTAATAGTTCACCTACATATACCTATGGATTAACAAGACAACATGAAAGAACTATTAGCTATGGAAGTCCTAATTCTTACAAATTAGTACTCTATACAGTACCAGAAAGTAGCAATGTATGGTTTACTGCCAATAGCTTTATATCTTCAACGTTTAGTTCATACACGCTAACTACTAAATATATACTGCCGTCGTCCAGCACAACCTATTCTTTAGCAGAAGCCTATGTATTTCAACTAAATAATATTAGTTTAAGCAGCCACAATTATGGTATAAGAATTTGGAATAATAGCAGCCCTCAAAAACTTACGTTTGATTCTGGTCTTGAACATATAAATATTGCTGGTATACAAGAATCTCCAAAAATTAGTTTCTATGATACTACTGAACAATCAATTACAAATACTTCTCTATATAACAGTTATTCAGCCATAGTTATACCAGAATTTTATAAAGAAATATGGCAGCAAAGCTCGACTAACGCTATAAGTTCTAGAATAGATTTTTATTCAGGAGCATTTAGAAGGCAAGCAAGTACACTCTATTATAAACTTGTAAAAACTGATTTTGGTTTTGAAGATGCTGTTGTTAATGCTACCTATCAATGGGGAAGTCAATACGATAATACTATATTTATTGTCAATACTACTTTGTTGGGCGGAACAGGCAGTGGAGGAACTGGATCTAACACTTTAGTTGGCACTATTTCAGAAGGCTCTGGAATTACTGTATGTGGATATGATACCACCTATTCGACTGGCTGTACTACTACTAAAACATATAACATAAATACTAGTGGAGGAGATAGTACAAATATAGATTATAGTTGGTCTATAATAGAAAACGCAGCTAATTTTGTATTAACAACCGCTAGTAATTTACCGTATGCTACTATTTCTCATACTGGTAGCGCTGGAACATATGCTGCAGTTATTAGATGTACTCTTACTCAAAGCGGTGTTCAAACACTTGTAGAATACCCTATTCAACATGCCCATCAAATTGCATCAGCTACTTATACTGTTTCAACTAGTACTAGTAGTGTTAATGAGGGCCAAAGTATTACATTTGTTATAACAACAACTGGTGTACCTGCAAATACTGTACTTTATTGGACCCTAAACTCGATTAGTGGAATAGATTTAACACCTACACAAAGCAGTGGAAATTTTACTATTAATTCTAGTTCTAATGGAACAGTTGCACTAACAATTTTTGCTGATCAATTGACAGAGGGTACTGAAACATTTACAATAAGTATTCGTACAGGATCTACAACAGGTACGGTAGTTGCTACTAGCCCCACTATAACTATTGCTGATACTAGTACTGCTGGTAGCGATTGGCAGGTAGGTTTAACTGATTATACTGATTTTATTAACGGAGGCTCTAGTAAAACTTTTAGAATAGAGTATATAGGTGCAGGTACGCTAAATGTATTACCAACCTTTAGTATAAGCAGCGATAATGCTAATTTAACAGTTAACCCTACTAGCGGAACGATTGACGAAGGCTCTAACTATGAAACAGAACCTGGTACTAATTATTGGGTAGGCCCATTCTATAAAGATATTAATTTAACAGCCGCTAATATTGATGGTGGAAATCAATCAGTTACACTAACTGTTAGAAGCCCTAGTGGTGGCACTATACGTAAAACTGTTACTGGTACTATACGAGATGTAAAACCACCAACAGTAACACTTACACCAAGTAGTGGTGCCATACCTATTAACGCAACAGCAACCGTTACAATTACTACTAGTGAGTCAACGACAACTCTTACTAGTGCCGACATTAGTGTTAGCATAGGGTCTATAAGTAGTTTTACAGGCAGTGGAACAAGCTATAGTTTTATATATACAGCTCCAAGTACTGGTGGCACTGCCAATATTAGTATAGCTGCTGGAGCTTTTCAAGATAGTGCTGGCAATAATAATACTGCCGCTAGCACACAAATTACAGTTGTAGCTCCTACACTTTACTCTGCTCCGCAAATAAGCTCTCTATCAGCAAGTCCTAGTACTGGACAAAATGAAACTACTAATAGAATTATAACGTTTACTTTTGATGTTACTGATAATGCGTATAGTTACAACCAAAGATATGATGGTACTACTTTTATAGGCAATAATTTTTATTGGGCTATTGAAGGTGGTGCAGGGGTTACTGGCAGTGATTTTGATGGTTTAATATACGGTACACTTCAAAGCATTGATGGTACAGTAACTAGAGCTTTTAGTATAACTATAAAAACAGATCAGCTTACAGAAAGTGGCACAGAGCAGTATCGCGTAAATTTCTATAGAACTGGACCATATGTAGGCACGCCCTACTATCAAAGCAGTTATTATACTATTAGTGATACTAGCCAAACACCGGTAGTAACTCCAACACTAACTAGTATAACTTTAAGTCCTACTACTGTAGTAGATGGACAAGCATTTACTATTACAGTAAATCAAAATTTTGCCAGTACTAGTAATAATCAAATAACATTAACCCTAGATCAAAAAGTACCTAATGGTTTTTTTAATACTTTTTCTCCGCCCAACCATTTACTTACGATACTAGCAAATAATACTAGTGGAAGTTTTAGTGGTACTGTTGGCAGTGCGCCTTTAAAACATAATATACAATTAACTGCTAGTGGGTATATAAGTACTGGTACTGTTAGCGCATGGGGAATACTTGGAGGAGATCCAACCACTGGCGTAAGTTATATAGATTTTAATGTTACTGATACCGCTAGTGCTACACAGAATACTGCCAATGTTGCAATATATCTACGCGCCGGTCAAACAATACAGGTAGGCACAGCAGTTTTACTTGGCACCTCCGTAATTAATGGAGATACCTATATTAGACTACTTGATCCTAGTAGTACTACAGTAGCTTTGAGTGACGACTACTCCGGTTATGGTACAGCTAGCTATTTTAGCTATTCAGTACCTGCAGACGGTATATATATTATTAAAATAGGTGCATACTCGGGCAGCTCTGCATCAGGCAAAGCCGGGTATACATTTAGCTAATATTAACAAAAATATTTTTGATTGATAAATATACCCCGACTTGGCGACCGAGCTGACTAAACTAACTTGGAAACCATGGACTGATCGACAAAGAACTTAAAAAGTTCTGCTCAATGCCTTGCTCAATAACGATTGAGCAAGGCATTTTTTATAGTTGACAACCTCTTGCCCTTGTGATATAATATACAAGAATCAAAAAAGGTTTAAATATTTTTACTTGACAATAGCAGAGCCAATACAGTTAGTTGGCAGACCGGCTACAATTAAATATGTATGTTAACCACTGCTAATAGAAAAAGGAGCTGCAATGGTTGAAGTAGAAAATCATAACCTGGTACAAACTATTAGTGTAGCAGGAATGGCAATTA